GGATTGTCGAAGCCAACAACATCGATCTCAGCGATGTAAAAAAGACATCTACGAAAGGTGCACGGCAAGCTGTCGACCTGGCGCACTCCCAATTGGGTGCAGATATGCGTCAGCTTATCGATGATCTCAAGGTCAGGCTGAAAGTCGATCGCTTGGACCCCGCTGAAACAGTGGCAGACAAGGTGCTGGCAGAAGCTGGCACTGCAGAGGCTCGAACAAAGACAAAGAGCATTGTCGGTCAGCAGGAATTTGACGCTACTGAGCGTCTTGTTGGCGACACAGCCGAAGGCCAGCAGCTTTTGAAGCTGTTCAGAGAAACAAACGAGCTAACCGAGCTACACAACAACGGTTATATCGGTGGTTTCAGTCAGTTTACCGACCAACTGTCCCCGTTTGCCTCAAATGTTGGGTACACAGCCCGCAGCGCAGCCGAATTACCGACCAGGCTGCTTGCCACTGGTGCAGGTGCGACTTTGAATCCTGCTATACCAGCAGCCCAGGCAGCAGCAGTAGGTGCAGGACGCACCATTGATGCCCTTACAGGCCGCAGAAGCCGTGTAAGGCGCTTTATCAACCAAAACCAAGGCAACCAGGGTGTTCAAACTTCCGACGTGCCATCACTCCGCGCTGAAGCAATAGCGCAGGACGAGCTGGAGCAACGCCAGGCCGCTGCAGAAGAACGTCGGCAACAGGCTTTGCGTCTGGATATGCTGCAAGCGGGTGATCCTCCGAAAGGTGATCCGACAGATCCAAACCCTTCGCCTGAATATCGTATGTTCGAGGCCACAGGCTTAGGCAATCGTCGCGATGTTTCTGATGTGCTTTCTGCACTGCGGAAAAGTCGTCCGTTACTCCGCCCCGCAATCAACAGCTACAACAAAATGCTGCGAGACGGGACGCAGGTGAAGGACCTGAACAAGCTGATTTCGGCTGCCAAAGGTTACGCTGATAAGAACCCGCAAATGTTTCCTAATCGCCAAGCGGCAACACCAGCGGCTGGCACTGCAGTAGCAGCAAACGAGACACCAGGGTATCTGCGCGGGATCGAAGCCAACAGACAGGCGATAGCTAACGCCAAAGCCTCAGTCGATAGCGATAGCAATATGGCTTTGGCCGATAAAGAGCTGACTAAGCAAGCCCTCGATCAGATGGGTGGCAATCTTGGTCTGCAGCCGGTTGATACAGCAAATGAGATTATGGATCGAACCGTCGATGCTGCCAGGAACAAAGATAAAGTAAAATCTTACCTGCAGCCCTATGTAGATCGTGTTGAAAGGCAACAGAAAAATCGTTCACCAGAAGTTAATCCAACGGTTGAACTATCTGCCAGGATTGCGCCAGGTGAAGAGCCTGGTCCAGCACTAGGAATACCGGATGTATTCAGTATCGGATCTGATATTGAAACAACTAATCTTCCTATTTACCCGCGCGAAGGTTACAAGCCGGCGGGTGATGTAAACATGAGCCTGAACCAAGCTGTTCAGTATCTACATGACCGATGGGAGAAATCGACAGGTCGTAAAGAGCCTTTCGAATACACTCCAGAGAACATTGAGCGTATTGCAAAGATGATGGCTGCAGAGGCTGAACGTGCTCTGCAGGATGATACCAACGCAATTGGTTGGTATGACCGAAAGCTGAAAGCTGCCAAGTCAGTTTTGAGCTTAGTGGAACCGCGCATCTTCGAAACCGCAGACAATGAGGCGGCATTTGATTTGGCCCTTGCTGTCACGTCTAACGGCGCTGCAGTTACGGACAACTTTGCTAATGCCGTCGAGGTGTTTCGCTCTTATCTGGATACCGGCCAAATGCCGGCAGATACTTGGAAGAAAGGCGGCGAGCGTAATCAGGCAATGCGTGAGGCGTTCCAGTTTTATAACGCCTATGAAAAAGCGCGGGCCAAGGGTCGCTATAACATGGCGTTCCAAGACTTTATGGACGCCGATTTCCAAGTCCGTGACTTAGTCGATTACATAAACCGCTTTAACGAAGCTAACGATACAAACATTAGCCTTTCGGTATCCGAAAACATGGACACCACCGTGAAAGGCAGCTTCGTGCTTGGTGCTAAGATCGGCCAGGGTTTCTATCAAAACATTCGGGGTAATTATGACCCGCTGACAATGGATATTTGGTGGATGCGGATGTGGAACCGGCTAGTAGGCCGGCCATTCGCTGAAAGCAAAGACAGCGACATGATTAAGAACCGAAAGAAGGTTGCTAATATTGTCACTGCTGCTTTTAAGCCCAAATCCGGCAAGGATGTTGAGCGGAAGTTGGTCAAGGAAGCACTTGACCGTTTAGGTGAAAACCGTGTTGGCCTTTACGGCAATCCAGAACGTATGGATGCGTTCATAACTGCACTGGACAGCCGGTGGCAGTCGTATTTTAAGAAGTACCAAAAAGACAATGGTAAGAACCCGCCTAAACCGCAGCTTTTCAAGACAACTGGTACACACACCAAGAACCTAAAAGGCAAGCTACAAGCCACGCCAGCGGGCGGAGGTGAGCGTCAAGTTATGCGTGACGCAACCCGCCGTGCGATTGAGTTATTGGCCGGAGTCGGCTACAATATCGACACCGCCGATTTCCAGGCTTTGATGTGGTATCCGGAGAAAAGATTGTTCCGGTCACTAGGAGTCAAACCTGGTCGCGGTGAGGACAACGATTACCTCGATGCTGCAACCATACTTGCTAAGAATGAAGGGATTAGCGATGACCAAATCCAAGAAGCACTCCCCGATTCAGAGCGAGTCGGATTCGATCCTCAGCCAAGTGCCGGAGGACAAGATGGAAGCCTTCGCGGACGGCCTGGCGGAACTGATGGAGAAGCGTCAGTCGAAACCAGCCGGCAATTCTCGTTCGACTTCGGGGATACTGAACCAGGACGATCCCAATCTGATACTGGACGGCAAAATCTTTCCCCAAGACTAGCCGGCTCACGTCCCGCAACCACCGAACAAATCAGAGACGTACAACCGGTCACGAACGCAATGTTCGAGATCGGCAAGCCTGGTGGTGAGTTTGAAGACGGTATTCGAGACATACCAACAGCTATAAGACTAGCTGAGGCTCTCGGCGCTGCGATGTACATCGTGAACAATAAAGCAGCACTAGGCCGTGTTTTTGGCTTCAAAGGCTCAATGGATAAGCCTGGCGAGTTCAACATGGGCGGGGCAATGATGATGGGTGACCCTAGAAACCCCACAAGAGACCCTCAAACAGGCGAAATGAAGCGGGCGGTCGTTGGGTTGATGGGACCATATCAAAACCCACGCAATCTATCTGAGACGGTGACTGCAAGAGAGGCTGTGTTTAACGCGCTTCACGAGGTCGCGCATATCATTGAAGGTAGCTTCGTACCTGGTGAAACAAAAACAAAAGCGTCTCCCAGGTACACGCGGCTTTCTGATAAAAAACAGGTAACCTCTAAGCGGCTTTACGACTACACATTCCGCCAAGGTATTGCGTCTTTAATGGACGCGGCTGCAGGGTTGAATATCAAAGGCTACACAAAGCAAGATGCACAAGAAATCTTAGACGAGATCGTGCAGTTCCAGCGAACAGGTGTTCTCGATGACGGCAGGACGCCAATTCGAAGCACATATCGCGAGTTCAACAACGCTATAGATGCAGCACAACAAGCTGGTAAGACGCAACGAGCCGCGCAGCTCGAGCTACAGCTCATGGATGCAGAAGATAGCTACTTCCAAATACCGCAAGAATTGGCAGCCGATCTAATCGGGTTTTACTTGTATTTTCCTGGAAGAGCTAAGCGGCTGATGCCTAAAGCAACAAAGCTGGTGCGGGACATCCTGAACAGCAGCAAGGTCGTAACATTCTATTCAATGCCACTGGCCACACTTGTGGCCGCGATCTTTGCCAACATGCTTGTCGCTGAAGGTGAAGAAGAAGATCAGCAAGCAGCCCTGGCACTCGGCAGAGGAGCACTGACGGCATGACCGAAAGAAAAGCGAGGGCCAAATCGGCCCCGAAGGTCGGCCAAGGTCCAGCTCCACAGAAGAAACCCCGAAACAATTACTTCGCGACCCTCATGTCTACACCTGAGGGTCGTGAATTGCGCCGGCAATGGTCAACAAAGCCACGCAACAAGCCAGGACGCCCGAAAGGCGTTCCGGACGGATATCGCAAAGCGGACATCGAACCAATCCGCGACAAAGCAAAGAAGGAAGCAGAAAAGGTAGTGCAGATTATGTCTGACAAATTTGAAATCGAAGATGTATTCGCTCAAGAAGCGTTGCAAACCGCAGTTGAGGTTATGCGAACGCCTGGCGAAACCCGCGAACGCCTATCGGCAGCGCGATTGGTCCTGGACTGGACCAAGGCTAAGCCGGCGGCAAAAAGCGAGGTAACTATTGGCAAGGCAGAAGAGTTTCTAGCCAGCCTCATCGAGGACGATGGACCCGAAGCTTAAGCAGGTTCGCAGACGGCTTCGCGACGACTTTTCCTTCTATGCTAAATCAGCAGCCAAGATCAGGACCAAAGAGGGTGATATCCGACCTCTTATCCTAAACCCAGCTCAACAAATACTAGACGACGCTGTCCGCAAGCAAATGGCCAGCGAAGGCAAGGTGAGGGTTATCATCCTCAAAGCCAGGCAGCAGGGACTAAGCACCTATGTTGGCGGCTATCTCTATTTTTCAGTTTCACAAAAGACAGCGCAGAAAGCACTGGTGGTGACACACCACAGTGACAGCACTCGCGCGTTGTTCGACATGACGAAGAGGCTCCATGAGCACTGTCCCGAATTACTTAGGCCACAAACCAAATATTCCTCACGACGAGAGCTGTCTTTTTCCCATCTGGACTCGAGTTATGTCGTGGCCACGGCGGGTTCTGACTCGGTTGGGCGGGGTGAGACGCTCACGCACGTCCACGCATCCGAGCTTGCCTTCTGGCAAAAATCTACCGCAGCGGATACCTGGAACGGTCTATTACAGGCAGTCCCTAACACGCGCGGAACTGCCGTTTTTGTAGAGTCCACCGCCAATGGTGTTACAGGCGTATTCTACGACCTGTGGCGCGGTGCGTGTGAAGGCACAAATGGGTTCGTGCCAGTGTTCATACCTTGGTACGCGGACCCGACTTATCGCGAGACAGCGCCGACTAACTTTGAGCTGACACCAGAAGAAGAAAAGCTCGTTGAAAAATACGGCCTGGATAACGATCAGCTACAATGGCGGCGCAAGAAAATCGCGCAGAACGGCCTGGAATTAACACAGCAAGAATATCCTGCAGAGCCTTCTGAAGCGTTTCTCAATACTGGCCGCCCTGTGTTCAATCCCGAGCAGCTCACCGACATGATCGATGAAGCCAAAGACCCTGTCGAACGGCTGGCCTTAGAAGGCGACGAGTGGCTTGAAAACCGCCGCGGCGAACTCACCACATATTTCAACCATGACCCAGGAGGGCAGTATGTCATTGGGGCAGATCCTGCTATGGGCATCGCGTCCGGAGACTACTCGGTCGCACAGGTGCTCGACGGCAAAAAGCGACAAGTCGCAGTATGGCGAGGGCGATGTCATCCGGATTACTTCGCGAGCATCCTCTTCGCTCTTGGGGAATACTACAACCAGGCGCACA